CCGGAACATTGATGAAGTTGTTCCCAAAGAAATTCTCAGGCCCACAAGATGCTGAAGCTGTTGCAGCTGGCGGTCCACAAAAGGTTGCTGAACGACTTTATGCTGGTAGAATGGGTAATGCGCCTGAAGGTGGCGGAGAAGGATTCATGTATCGTGGCCGTGGGTTTATTCAGCTAACAGGTAAACAGAATTATAGCAAATTTGGTTATGCAAGTAATCCTGATGATGTATCAAAACCTGAAGCGGCCGCTGATACTGCAATCAAATATATGATGGGTTACAAAGGCGATTGGACTGATATTAAGAAGGTCACGAAATTTGTGAACGGCGGATTTATTGGATTGGAAGACCGTGCAAAACACTTCCAAGAATATCTAAATGATCCAAAAATTACACAAGTTGGCGCTGCTACATCTGCACCAAGTGGAGGCGGTATGGCATCATCATCAACCTCACTCGCACAAGGTCAAAGAGAACAACAAAAACCTCAAACTCCTGTTATTGTTAATTCACCAACAAACAATACAACGGTTGTAAACAATACACAAGTCGCTGCTTCTAAAAAACAAGATACTGGCAATTCTTTAGCAACCGCAAGGGCATAAAAAACCCCGGCACTAGGCCGGGGTAGCACTTGCATGGCATGGGTTAAGAATCAGTTAGATTCCGCAAGGGACTTAAAGTAATCTAAATCTTCATCATCTTCACCAACTGATTTGTCAATGATAGATGTGTCGGCTTCAGCAATTGTATCAGCCGCTTTAGATTTAATTGCAGGTGCAGCGCCATCAAAACCTAATGCTTTGTCCAATCTTTGTTTCAACTGGTCATAGGATTTGAAGTTCTTACGCTCGAGGAACTCTTTTAAACCAAACTCTGATTTCCAAAGTGCCTCAAGTTTTTCATCATCACCATCATAGAGTGCTGACTTCTCAGCAAACTCTGATTTATCATAATTACGATAACCCTCAACATTACGAATTTTCAATTTGAAGTTGGCGCCTTCCCACAAATCGAATGGGTTAATTGGTGTTTCATCAGCAAATTCAGGATTCATAGCCTCTGTAATCTTATCAAAGATTTTCTTGCCAAACTTAAACAGTTTAACTTGACCTTCATTTGATTTATTTGCTGGGTCAGAAATCACAAGAATGTTGGCAACATAAGATAGTTTACGCTTTTGCTTTCGTGCAATATCTTTGTTGGCTTCAATGCCAGAATTCCATAGTGTATTGTTATGCTCACAAACTGGACATTTATCATTAAGTGTTGTCAAGCAATTATCAATCAACCAACCGCCTGGTCCTTGGAATCCATGTGAGAACACACGAACCCATGGCAGAGCATCTTCGCCATCAACCTGAGGTGCAGGCAGAAAACGAATGATAGCCATACCGTTACCGGCTTTATCTACTTCTGGTTGCCAAAAACGATTGTCGTCTTTAGAACCACCTTCGCCAGATTGGTTTGTTGCTTCAATTGCTTTGGTAAGTTTAGAGAGGTCAGAACGACCACGCTTTAGAGATGCAAAACTACTCATAGTATTTCCTTTCGTATAACGGAGTATAAATTAGTATAAACGGCTTATCCACAAAATCATATTATATCATTTATTTAGTAGCGAGTCAAGCTTTTTTAATGTTTCTTTTATATCTTTATGAAGTATGCCAATACCACCAGCTTGAGTAAAATACCGAATCACATCTTCGGTATCATCAATCAATAGTGTTTCCGGTGTGGCATATTCGGCTTTTTCTTTGCGACCTGTTACAATGTTTGCTTTGTAATTGATGCCATGCTTACGCAACCATTTAATCTTCTGTGCGGTAACTTCACCATGAAACTTCTTACCGCCAGCGGATGAGAGAATTTCAACTGGTAATTTGGTATTACGAACTGCATTTAGCAACTCTTTTCCGCCAGGAAACCAATCCAATTTCTCAAATCCCTTTTTATTGAGAATGAAATCTTCCCAATCTCCTGACCATTGTTTACGGTCTCTTTTAGCTAAAGATAAGAAACCATAGTGTTCTGTAAATTTCTTTTCAAAGTCGCAGAGAACACCATCCATGTCCAAGTATATTTTCTTTATCATTTTTGTGTAACTTTTTTAAGTATCAATTTATATTTCGTATCGTCTTGTGGCAAAAACGGCATTAGTTTTCGTATCTTCATCTGAAATGTTGGCCAGCGAATCGTATCACTAATTTGCTTTGACCAACTATTCATAAACGGCAGTATTCTAGCCATCATCGCAAAGCTTTCAATATGAATTTCCTTGCGAAATACCTTTGTGAGAAGAACTGGATAATCACCATCAACCACTTTTAATACCATATTGGGATCATCACTTCCATCAAATATCTCCTTGCAATCATTTTCAAAGATATACGAAAACGATTGGAGAACCTTCTGGTGCTTGCGAAAATTCACTTCAGCATCTTCTGTCAATAAGTCACCAACCCACAAATTATCTTTTACCATCAGATTAGCAACAATGAACGAAACCATTTCGTCACGGTTACTAAGCTTGCGTGATAGTTTATAAAAATGATATTTGTCTTTACGATTCTCAAATGCCGTAATACTTATGTTTGTCTTGCCATTATATTTGAAGAAATCATAACTATCTTTAGCAAAATGGAGTTTGAGAGATTCGTAAAGACCGAACGCCTCATAACCTGTCATATGGGAAGCCTAGAACCTTTGTCTTTCAATAAATTTAAATCCATGGCATCATTAGCTAATTTTGATTTGAGATTAGAATTAACCAATGTTGCCGCCACTTCAATCTCTAGTCCAGTTTCTTTACAATATTGAACAATTGCTTCTATATAATTTAAATCAGTATTTGCCACTAGAGCATCTATTGATTTAGCAAATTTAAGCATTTCATCTTTTGTTGGCATTATTATTGTTTCTCACTAATGCTAACATTTACAGGTTTTAAATTGCCAAAAGGCCAGTTGTTTTGTGGAATGTTTGTGAAATCAAAATCAACATCGTTTGATTGAAAAACAATCTCCTCATCATTTACAAAATCCAATCGGCCTTCAAAAAAGAAACCACAACCACGAAGGAAGTGTTCAAACTCCGAAACAATTTGATTCAAAGAATCAGCATTGAATTCAACGGTTCTTTTTGAAGAAACCGCATCAGAAAATGGCATAGCTTCTTCTTGGCAAACAAATGTAAACTTACTCATAATATAATTCCTTTTTTAATTAATCTTTACTGCGTTTTGAAGATGACTGCGGTGCTACTGGATGAGATTGTGCTGATGCTGCATAGGCTACACAAATAATATCATCACTCTTTACATACGAGCAACGAACCGCCAATGGATCAATTCCTTTAGTAATTGCATTGTTCATATTTTGAGCCATCAAACTGCGGTCATGTATATGATACCAACTGAGGCACACAACAGCAGTAAAAAACAAAATTGTTACACAAATCGCAACAACATTATCGCCTTTTAAAACCTGTGTTAACTTGTCCACATTAAATCCTTTCTATTGTAAAAAATATGTCTGCCAATTGTTGTTAAATGTACCATGTTTTTCCATTTTGGATTCACATAGTCAGCATGATAGAACAAAGCACCTTTTGATGGGTCTTCCAGTTTATCATAATTGGCATACACATAAACTGCTAAGTTTCTAACATCATTATACACTACTTCTGCTCTGCCTGTCAAGCTTCGTGTTGTATTTTCGCAATACCAAGTAAATTGGCAAACACCTTTAAACTTTTGTTTTACCACACCACAAATATCATCTTCAAAATGTCCAGATTTTACCCGATTCAGAGTAACAAAGGCAACGGCAACTTGCCCCTTTTCTGGCTCATATCCTGCCTCATAGTAAATGTTTTGTGCTAAGCATTCCACTTGTGTTTTAGCCTCAGCTGACATAAAACTGTAATATGCTTTATAAGGTAGTGTTACAACATTAGTAACTGTTATTGCGGTAAATCCTATAGTTAATGCAATCAAACTAATTGTGAAAAGCACAATTGCTCTTTTCATTACTTCTCCTTAAAAGTTAGGGGACGGCCGAAGCCGTCCTTGT